TCTATTTATCCTTACTATTACGCGTTACCAATTCTAAGAATCGCATTTGATGAATCATTAGTAGGAAACTGAATGACAAAATCACCATTCGTTGCCGTTTTATTTCCACCAAAATCTAGAACCATAACTAATTCGTTTCCACCGCCAGTAGTTTTGTAAATAGCAGCTCCTGCAGCAGTTAACGTAACAGATGGAAAAGTTAAATCAGAAAAATCTATAAAAGCGATATTTGATGAAACTGCTACTCCACTGTTTGTTAATGCATTACCACCAGCTGTGTAGCTTGTTCCAGAAGAACTAACTTCACCATTTCCTGTACCAGCTAGGTACGTTGTTGATGATGCGCTGTAAGATGAGATGCTAGTGTACAAAGCAAGTTTAAAAGCGTTTCCGCCATTACCAGAGGTATCAAAATTAAAAGTGCCTTTTAATAATCCAGTTTTAAACGAGTCAGGTACTATGTTTGCCATATTTTATCTCCTATTGTGATGGGTTTACTGATTTTAAAGGA